AGAAGTCGCTGAAATCGAGCAGAGATACGGAGCCAAAGTGAAGACACATGGTCAGGGCTAAGACAAAACCGGCTAGAAGATCCGCTAAGACCTACGCCGAGGTGTCGCCAAAAGCCAAGCCGGGGCCGCTCGACGCCAAGGAGATATCCACGGTAGACAGCTCCTTCTACGGGAGGCTCCAGCGGTACAACCCCGATGATCTTGTAGGAAAGAAAGGCCTGCCGATCTACCGCAAGATGGTGATAGACGAGCAGATCAAGGGGGCCGTCTATACTAAGATTTTCGCCGTACTCTCGTCGGGCTGGGAGATCCAGGCCGCCGAGATGAAGGAGTTCGTCCAGTGGAACTTCGAGGAAATGGAGGGCCACTTCGACTCCAAGCTCCAGGAGATGCTGACAGCGCTTGTGTACGGATACGCGGTCGGAGAGAAGCTTTTTTACATGATCGATTACGGAAAGTTTAATGGTAAGATCGGGCTAAAGGATCTGAAGTTCCGCAGGCCAGAGAGCATCGAGTTCGAGACTGACGAGCACGGTAATATATCGGATAACGGCGTGGTTCAGACCGGCAAGAAATTACCGAGAGCGAAATTTCTGATTTATTCATACAGGAAGCAGTTTTCGAATTGGTACGGGCAGAGTGATCTCAGGGAGGCGTACCGCGCGTGGTTCTTGAAGGACACTATCCTCAAGTACATGTCCATCGGTCTTGAGCGATACGGCGAGCCGATAGCCGACATAGAGCACGAGGGAGCGATAACGCCCGCGCAGCGGACGAACCTGGAGAATTTCGCCAAAAACGTGCAATCCCGTAGCGGCCTGATTCACGATAAAAAGATACAGTTAAAGTTTCACACGCCGGGTTTCCGGGCCGATATTTTCGTTACAGCCATCAACCTCTATGACACGCATCTCCGCATCGCCATCCTCATGCCTGGCCTGATGGGCATGGCAGCAGAAAAGCAGGTCGGGAGCCTCGCGAGGTCAAGGACCGAGTTCAACGTGTTCCTGTGGATCGTGAACCAGCTCCGGCTCGATCTGGAGACGGTGATAAACGAGCAGGTTATCAAGCCCTTAATCGACCTGAACTATGAGGTTACGGGCGGGCAGTATCCGAAGTTCAAGTTCCGGGAGGTGGACGAGGAGCGGGAAGCGCAGATATATGAGATGTGGCTCGCGGGACTGAACACCCAGGCGTTGAAGAAGTTCCCGGAGGACGAGGCGAAGATGCGCGGGACGCTGAGTCTCGCGGAGAAAACCGACGAGGAGCTTACGCCAGAGCCGCCGCCTGAGTCGCCGGGCATGTTCCCGTCAGAAGAGGGCGGAGAAGGAACTTCGCCGGAAGGCGGCTTCCTATTCCAGGATAAGGGCGGGCATATTTACGAGCGGGGCTTCGATAACGAAGCGGAACTAATAGAGTTCATTCAGAGTTTGAACGAGGAAAGAATCTATCGTCAAGAAGAAAAATTCATCTGTGATTTCTGCTATACAGTCCATTATCATACATTTCGCGGGTGTAGCCACTTTGCCTTCTGCCCCACGGGAGAGGGCGGGGGGATAGATAATAGCTGCTCATCTGCTGAGAGCGTCGCAACGGATCATATTGAGTTAAATAAGCTGCCCCATAGGACACCAGAGGATTTGGCAAAGATACCACAAATCAAACTAAAGCTTATTGGTCCTAGTCACCCGAGTTTCTTAGCCGGCACCAAGGCAACTATTTATGCTCCAGTTAAAACTGATAATGGCTGGACCGGTTCTATTCGTATGCCGCGAACAGGAGATTTTGCTCCTCGCAAACTCTTTCCTAAAGCAGATTATGATGAGTCCTAAGAATGAAGCGCAAGAAACATAAGAAGAGATGCGCGGTGTCAGGATATTTGTTAAAGGTGCTTAGGCGCGGGCGTTATTGTTGGGCACATCAAATAGCAACCCTAGCAATCCGATGACTCCCGACGAGACAAGCCGCGATTTGGACCACCTGGAGGCTGAGGTCGCCCGACTTAAGACCGTTTTAGCGGGGATGGGGAGTCGTGCTGTCCCGCAGCAACCCCGCCTCGGCCTAATTAAGATGTGGGCGGCGGGAATGAACATCCGCAATGGGAAAGTTAAAACTCCTCGCCGCAAAAAGAAGCCGCCTATCAACGGCTATGCCTCCGCCCTCATGGGCTTTGACTTCGCCGACGCTGAGACGCTAAGACTGGCGAGGCGTGAGTTCGCGCAGTATCTTGAGCGGAACGGAATGGACCGAGAGACGGCGGAAGCGGAGGCGGCAGAGCTGAACCGGTCCTGGGAGTTCGCGACGTATGCATTCTGCCCGACCGGCGAAGGTGGGGGAATAGATAATAGTTGCTCACCGACGGGGGAAACGGGGATTTCTGAACGGGGCAGTAAAAGTTTATTGCCTGAATCACATGCTGAAACGAATGCTTGGATAGATATCAGAGCAAAAGACCGTTCCATTTCAAGGAATGAATTTTTAACAACTGATGAATATAAAGCGGCTTATCCCTATTTGCAGCAATTATATAGAGCTGAGAAATTGAAAACTGCCGCCACAGCAGTCAAGGCCATGGCAGAGGTAAAAGTTAATTTTGAAGATAGAGTCGGTTACGATTACGTTACGCCCTTCGGCGTGGAGCCCTATACGGGGGAAATTATATCTCGGAACGGAATTCCATACATCAAGTTGGATGAAGGGCAAACGACAATCAAAGGAACGAGATCGGTAAGGTGGCATAAGGGATGGAAAAAGTTATCTTCCGGCAAGTCCTTCATGCTCCGTTACATGTCCCCCTGGCGCGGCCTGATGGACTTGAGGCCCGGCAGCCCGCATCTGAGGATATTCGGGAAGTACGCGGAGCTGAGGGAGCAGAGGCGATACACTAAGAAGGAATTCACCTGCGCCTACTGCGGCATCCGCCGCTACCACCTCCCCGGTGAGCACGACCAGTGCGACCATAGCCCGACGGGACAATGTGAAGATGGTAGCAAACAAGATCGCGGCGTCAGCGGAGAGCGGACGGATTCATTTAAGGGAAAGGGCTGGATTACGTCTCTCAATGATTATGAATATAAAAACGTCAAGGGATGGACACAGGACAAAGAATGGATGATTCTGAACCGAACCTTACGGCACGGAAAGTTGACTGCGGTAGAAGAGATTAGAGCAAAACAGCTAGACAGCGCGGTTAGCAAATCTATCGCTCTAAAAACCGTAACGACTTACCGCGGAATGTTTATTCCCGGCAAAGTCGGCGCAATGAAGGTCGGGGCGGTGTTTAGGGATAAGGGGTTCACTGCTACGAGCTTATCTGAAAAGCTGGCAACTGGATTCATTGCCGGGTCAGGCAAGGGGACACATGTCTTGATGGAGGTCACCGTTCCCAAGGGCGCACCCGCCGCTTATCTGGCAAATTTTCCTGGAACTAAGTATAAGAATGAGAAGGAAGTATTGCTCCCGCGCGGTTCTAAATTTAAAATTAAATCGGTTAAGCCATTGTCTCCTGATTTGCCAAACTCATATCGAGTCAACGTTATTCTAGTGAGATAGAACGTGCCAGCGGAAAAATATATCTGGATGCGTGATGACGTTGAGGAGGTTCTCGATGATCCCGGCGACGAGAACTGGGACGACGAGAACGCCGAGAAGGAATTCACCTGTATCTATTGCGGCGTCCACCGTTATCATCTCCCCGGCCAGCACGACCAGTGCGACCATAGCCCGACAGGGGAGTGTAGCGGAACTAAAGGCGTTGAAGATATAGATAAAATCAAAGAGTTGGGAAGCCATGAAAAGCAATGGAGGAAATCTCTTACAACAGCAGAAACGCTGTCTCTACAAGAGTACAGTAAGGCTGGATATGCGCGCATAAACACGGGATTAAGAAAAAGCCTTAAACTCCCCTCTAACATCGCAGCCAGAGTGAAGAGCATAGATGAGGCATTGTCAAAAAGCGCGCTCCCTGTGCCGATAGATGTATATAGGGGGATGGTGTTTGAGCCGGGGCGGTTAAATTCTCTCATTGGAAAAGTAAAAGGCGGTGCAGTAATTACATTCAAAGACAAGGGTTTTATTAGCACCAGCCGATCGTTATCGCAGGCAGGCTCATTTGGAAAAAGGCCAGGCATGGAATTCGGCACGCAGGCAGCCATATTTAGGATTAAATTAAAAAAAGGACAAAACGCCGCGCCAATTGAATATATCAGCTCAAGGTCGTTAGAGCGAGAGGTGCTTTTACCGAGAGGAAACAAATTCAAGATAATAAAAGTAGAAAAGGACAAAATGATTGGAAGGCGTAAATTTGACGCCATCATTACGGTGGAGGCGGCATAATGGCGATTTCACCTGGCAAATTCGTTTGGTTACAGGATGAAATAGAGTTCGCGATAGAAGAAGATGTGCATCAACCGATCAAGGCGCATCAACGCGAAGAATCTCCGTCCGAGAAGCGAGTTGATTTCGCCGCCATCGAGAAGGCCCTGGACGGCGACGCCGTGAAAACCGACTTAGCCCTGCGCGTGCCGATCCGTAAGGTGCTGAATGACCTGATCGAGCTAATGAAGAGCCAGGACAAGGCGGGCGGCATCACGCAGGGGTTCGTCCAGAGCATCACGCTGACCACGGGGCCGGAGGCGCAGAAGATCCTGGGCGACTATTTACTCGGCATCTGGCGCAAGGGAAGGGAGCTAGCAACGGGGGAGTTGCCGGATAAGTTGAAAAACAAGGTAAGGAAGTTCGCTGGCCTCGAACCTGTCCAGGCCATCAACTTCTTCCAAAACCTCCGCCCCTGGCTGATAAAGGGGATCATAGACGACGAACTGAAGAAGACGGCGCGCCTCGAACTCACCGAACACCTGAAAGGCGGGCGCACTCTGACGGAGACCATCGGCAACCTGCGCTCGGCGTGGGAGCCGTGGGTAGGCGACCCGGCGAAGGTGATCCCGTCCGGCATAAGCGGCACGCCGGAGGACATTTTGCAGGCGTATCGGATCGAGAACATTGTTCGTACCGAGGCTATTACAGCCCTCTCGCAAGGTCGGGCAGCGATAGCAGACGAGGCAGGGGACTTCGTAGTCGGCTTTGAATTGTCGCCGATATTGGACGTTGATACGCATCTGCCGCTTAGCGAGACTCGCGGGTCACTTCCCTGCAATCGGATAAGGGATCTGATAGACATGGACAGGCCGGTAAGGTTCAAGAAGGACGATCCGAGAAGCGTCAAGCTCCTGCCGCCACTCATGTGGAATGCGCTTCCCGAAGGCACCCGAATCTTAACAGCCAACAGTCGCAAGGCTAATGAAGGTATGAAGTGGCTTCCCATAGAGGCGGTTAAAACGGGGCAATATGTTAGAACCCACAGAAATAGATGGCGCAAGGTCATTGAGACGATGAAGCATGAGACGTGGCCAGAAGAAATCGTTCTGCAATTAGATGGAGGACAGTCTTTGGCCATTACCGATGACCACCCTATTTTAACAACGAGAGGTTGGATCCCCGCTGGCGATCTCGTCACCTTGGATGAGGTAATTTGCATTGCTGGGCCATGCAAGGCGTGTGGAGTTTTCACTCAGGGAATATATTGTTCACGACGATGTTCTGCCGAAGGGCGGACAATACATCGCTATTGTCAAACATGCGGTAGTGAGATTGAAGCAAGAAGATGGCGCGGATTAGCTAAAAAGAAGCCCCTCAAATACTGTTCTTATGCCTGCGCGGGCAAGGCAAAAAGGAAAACCTCTCTATCGTGCCGAAATTGCGGCAAGAGATTACAATCGTGGACTCTTGGTAAATCGATTCAAAAAACACGAAGATTTTGTTCATTCCATTGTTATCACGCCTTTAGGGGCGAAACCGTAATAGAAAATGCTGTCCGATTGTGGTTAGATGAGCAGAATATCAAATATACACAACACAAACAGTTCGGTCGTTATACCGTTGATTTTTATGTGCACGGACTCCACCTCGCTATAGAAGTAGATGGCGAATATTGGCATGGGATCGGTGGCAAAAGGCCGCATATCCAACAACGGCGAAGTCGCTATCTTGAAAAACAAGCTCTGATAATCATCCGCATTCCAGAACGGGCAGTAAAATCGGGACGCTTCTGCAATATAATTTTGAAAGCGGTAAAAAAATATGGCAAAACAAATTCGCTTTTTACGACCAGTCAAGATACGGAAGATCGAGCGACGCTCCTGCAATAAGTCAGTCTATAATCTGGCTGTTGAAGAGGATGAATCTTACGTGGCCGAAAATGTTGTGGTCCATAACTGCCGTACTATCGAAGTTTTCATAACTACCGATGATCTACCCGTCCGATGGTCAACCGAGGCGGAATTGGATTCCGTGTTACGGCTTATTCCAGAGGGGTTCAAATGACCTACGAGCAATGGGTTCAGGTTGGAAGTCCGCACTGGCGGTGCCGGGTCTGTATGGGGATCATAGTCACGATCCCGATAGACGATGACTTTGTTTGTCCCCTCTGTAAACATGGAACCGACCGCAATGTAATGCCTGGATTCGGGGAAGTAATTCCAGGCGGGCCAATGATGGGGAAGCGCTTATACCAGACGAAGCCTGCGCTACAACCATATCCACTGCCATTAGAATTATTCGGTGATGGTGGTTCAATCCTCATGCGTATGGACCGGTCCGGCAACGTGGAATTATTCGGCGATGTGAACGAGGCGGCCCTGCGGTTCTGGGCCGCCGTCTGCCAGCTAAGCGGCGGCGTCTTGACAAAGCATGCAAAAAATTAAATGAAACCCAGGAAGTTCAAATGTATAGAGGGTCACGAGTGGGAATCCATAATCGTGCTTGTAGGTAGTGGCATAGTAGAGACGCCCCCGGCTTGCCCGATTTGTTTAATTCAGTTAGGGAGGGATAATCGTGGCGAAGAAATCGCGAAGCAATGAACGGACGATAAAGCGACACAAGAAAGCGCGGATCAAGGGAGCTAAAATTCCGTCCTCCTGGATCGAGTCGTTCACCAGCAAGGACGCAGCTTGGTGGGTCTCGGAGATCCAACGGCTCGTGACGAAGCACTCGTGCCCGACCAAGAACCCCTGGCACGGAACTACACGAACCGGCATAGTAATGGCCGAGCTAGTCAACCTAGTTCAGAAGCATGGGATGCCGAAGAAGGGGCCGGCATATGACGGCAACATGAGGATGGCATGCATCCTTTCCTACGTTCTGGTCCTCTGGTATCTGCGGCTACACAGAGCTAAGAGTTACGATCCGAGGCGCCCCGTGCGCCATAGGCAGGCGGCTTATTGGGGCCGGTTGGGCTATGCTAACGCCTTGTTCTTGGCGATCACGGATGAGAGTAAGGATGCGGAGATGTTTCCCGGCCAAAATTGGGAAAGTCCTTGGGACCCAACGACCACGGATGGATACTTCGTCTGAGGAGCAAATTATGCAGATAGTCGCCGAGCCGCGTCGGGAGATAAAGGACCTCGCCAAGATGATCTTGTCCGCCGACGACCAATCCATATCGTGGTTCAATATCGGCGGCTGGTACATTAATTGTCTGTGGATGGCGGTCTTAACGTTACCGGATGACGATCCAACTCTAGAGCCAATACTCAAAGAACCGGGATCAAGGGATGGGATAACCCGGAATCTGCTCAGGATGGAGATCGCAAGGGAAGAAACGGCGGAGTCCGTAGGCAGTCTTCCTCTGCCGCTTGCTATGCTGGCCCGCATTGCCGTTCGCCAGGCCGTCGCGATACAGATATCAAAGGCGACACAATCTCAAGTGAAGGGCAATTCTAAAAGCAGTAAAACTATATTTAAGATGGTAGTAAAATCTTGCCGATTATTACTCTCGGTAGTGTGGGTAATAGCGAAGAGGCGATTTATGAATTTGACCAAGAAGGGCGTGGCGAATTGACCGATATGACTCTCCCCGGCTCCTGCTGGGCCGACAACCCGGCAATCGTGCGCATCGCCCGTCAGGTTAAGGCGATGGTGACGGCCCTGCCGGAATTTATAGACGAAAGGCACGCCAAGACGGAGATCATCGAGCGGGATGATTATATCCTGGTGTCAGTAGTCTGCGCGTTTAAGGTGCCGAAGTGAGCCAGTCTTTTCTAAGACAACTGAGAAAATTAAAGCCAGAGTGGACGGAGCCGACGGCCTGCCCAGGATACCGAAGTGAAAATCTACGCCTTTGATTGCGACCATACTTTAGAACTCTCCTCCGGCCCGATCACGTTCGACTCCATCGTGGAGCTTCGCAAGGAGGGTCACATCGTCGGCATATGCGGCAACTGGGCCGCCGTGGCGCAATGCGTGGTCGGATGGTATAATCTGTTCAGCTTCATCGGGCCGATGGAGATATCGAAGGCGTTATTCCTTAATCAGATAAGCACTTTCATAAGGGCGGAGGAGTACGTCATGGTGGGCAACATCATCGGCGTGAGCGGAGCGTCGGATGATAAGGGCGCAGCGGAACAGGCCGGATGGAGATTTATTTCAGAGCGCGAATTTGCTGATGGCAAGAGATGAATAATTCGCAGAGGCACCTCGCTTGGCAGCCTAACGACAGGGTAGCCGCCGAGGCGCTGGGGCGCTGGGGCGCTGAGGCATATTTGGGATAATCGTAAAAAGGAGGAGTCGAAACGGATGATGAAAACATCTTTTAAAAAATAATTATTTTAAGCTTGATGTTCCGTGATAGCGACGATAACAGATCCACAGGCCGAATTCCCTCTTACTGCAAAACCAGTTTTTATTCCTTCCATAAGCGATGTCAATCTTGCGGGTGATAGGCTTGTGGCAGTAGGCGCATAACCTGGTCTCCCATTGGCAGTTTTTGCACCGATCCTTAGATTTACTGGATGAATTGAAGATTGTACTGCAAATCCTGCAAGAGCGTTTCGGACGGCGGAAATTATCTCCACACGTTTTACAACGCAGGGCATGGGGATGCGCGCCGACGAATAGCACCTTACAATCAATACATTGTCTGTTAGGGCGAGGCTTACTGCGAAGACGACGGTTCAAATCGAACTCGATGAAGCGACAGTTTTCTTTCGTATAATTGCCGTCGCGCTCGATTCTATCAAGAGACGGATGCTGCATCTGATTGGCGCTATCCCTCCTCCAGAGAAATTCAATATCTTCGAATGAAAGGCGGCACTGAATTCCGCGACCTCCATAGTATTCGTATTTGTGTGTGCCGGGATATCTGCATCTCCCTTTAGCATTGTCCAAAATGCGCCTTATTTTTGCGCGCCATGCTACTTGCGACTTCGTGGGGCTATTGACTGGAATTTTATTTAACGCCCGCGATTTATAGTAATGATGCTGGCAAAGGCCGCGGCACTTTGATGGCTCGCCGCATGTTCGGCAAACGGGAGATGCTTCATTCAAATAGGTCATGTTCACTCTTATATCACAGATAGAAATAGAAGGAAACGCAAATTTTTATGATTATAGACGTTTTTTCTCTTTACAAGCATGATGTAATCCTATAAACTTTAAAATCAACAAGTCTTCTCAGGTCTGATGACATCCGCCCTCCCTAAAGGCGTCGAGCGAAAGGCCCGGAGGCGAGCAGAGTGATAGCTGCCCGTTTTTGGGCCTTTCGTTATGGAAATAAAGACGCCCGAACAAAAACTGCAAACAGAGGACCTAGACAATCAGGAAATCTTCGCTACTGGCCTGTGGAATAAGGACCAGTATTCCGAGAATGACCTTGATGACATGGTGGGAGCCTTCGCTAAAGTGGGCTTCAAGCCACCGATCAAATTGGGGCACTCGGATACGCAGAAACTATTGAAGGGCGAGGGCCTCCCCGCAGCCGGATGGGTGGAGAATCTGCGGCGGGCTGGCGACAAGTTAATATGCGATTTCAAGCGCGTCCCGAGGAAGATCGCGGAGCTGATTAAAGCCGGAGCCTGGCGAAAGAAGTCCGCCGAGGTCTACTGGGACTATCTTGATGAGGCGAATTCAACCAAGTTCCCGCGCGTCCTGAAGGCCGTCTCCCTATTAGGGGAGGATATCCCCGCCATTACCAACCTCAGCGACATTCTTACCCTCTACAAAAAATTGCCAAGTGGTCCCTCCCATGCGTATGAAGAAGAGGGCAGAGAATTCCGCGTCTATTGCATGCCGGAGACGGCGATGCCTATGCAGAATCCTCTGGACAGCTATCTCCTCCAGTTTCCCCGCAAGTCGAAGGAAACGGTCAACTATGTCGATGCCGACGAGGATGCCGAGGAGCGGTGCGGCAACTGCAAGTTCTTCATCGCTTACCGCAGTGCCTGCACCCTAGTCGAGGGTTGGATCGAGCAGAAATACGTTTGCGACTACTTCGAGTCGCGGCTCGGCTTGACTATGATGGCAAAAAAAAAAGACGAGATTCACGAATATACCATCGAGAAGCGAGGCGAGGAGTGGTGCCTGATAGCGGGATCGGGAAAAGTTTTAGGCTGCCATCCCTCAGAGGCCGCGGCGCAGGCCCAGGAGCGGGCCGTCCAGACGAACAAACACTCTCAAGAGGAGGAGGACGATATGACTTTTAAGACCCATATGACCAGGGAGGAAATCTCCAATATCTGCGCTCCATGCGGCGAGAGCATGAGGGAGAAGGGAATCTCCGCGCTGACCTTTAGCGACGAGCAGGTGGCCAGGTTCGCCGGAATGGACATGAAGGCGTGTATGGCGGACGCCACTAAGGTTAAGGATTACCCGGACGAGAACGAGAGGAAAACGGCCTGCCAGAAGGAGATGGACAAGGCCATGATGGAGTCGATTCAGGAAATCAAAGGAGGTCCGACTATGGACGAGAAGAAATTCGAGCAGGAGAAGGCCCAGCTCAAAGCCGACAAGGAGAAAGCGGAAAAGCAGGCCAAGGAATATCAGGACAGGCTCGCAGCTCTTGAGGCATCCAATGAGGAGGCGAAGCAAAAAGAAAGCGAGGCGCTCGCCAAGGTCAAGAAGCTGGAGCGAAAGGGCTACGACACGGACAACGAATCGTGGATCGCCGCGCAGAAGAGGGGCGGGAGATTAACTCCGGTCGAGGAGCCGAGAGTGCGCGCCATTTTCGCCGCCCTCTATGAGGACCAACGAGTCGTGACCTTCTCGCAGAGCGACAAGGAGAAGAAGGAGTCGCTCTCGGACTCTATTAAATCCTTCATCACCAGCAGGCCGAGCATCTTCAAGGAGATGAGCCACGCCGACGATGAGCAGAGCGATACGGCTTCGGACCCACAGGGAGAGGTGGATCGCCAGACGCAGGAGCACATGGAGAAGCAAGGCATGAAGATCGAGCGGTACAGTGAGGCCATGAAGGCGGTCCTAGCGAAGAAGGGCAACGAGGATCTTCGTGAGAAATGGCTCCGCATTCAACAGTAGTTTAGGAGGTGAAACATGGAACTCAGGGGACCACAAGTAGTAGGGACATTCACCGCTAGCGGGAACATGAACACGGACGCGCTCCAGTTCAGGTTCGTCATGCAGGCGGCGGGAGTCAACGAGGACGTTTTCATCGCCAACACGTCGGGCAGCGTGTGCGTCGGCGTGAACGTGGATAAGGCGTCAGACAATCGGTTCGTGCGCGTCGCGCTCGATGGGTTGACGAAGCTGAGGCTCGCGAGCTCGCTCGGGGCGAACATCTGGCTCACGACGGACGGAGCGGGATACGGCATCCAGTACACGGGGCAGTCGGGCGCGGCGTGCTTGGCGAGACTGATAACCGGCGCGACGAGCGGAACACCCGGCGAGATAATACTCCGACCTGGGCCGCTCACTAGCAGCGTCGCCATAGTCCAATAAGGAGGAGGTTAACATGAGACTAGGACAAGTAAGAACTTACGCGGGTGCAACGGGGGCTGACCTCCATATCGATACGCCGCTATCGAACATTTCCATCGGCTGGCGTCCGCGGAACCTGATAGCACCGGACGTTTTTCCTCTCGTGAACGTGCCGAAACAATCGGACGCGTTCTACGTATGGGATAGAGACGAGTGGCTGCGCACTCCGAATACACAGAGAGCTAAGGGGACGGCGGCGAAGCGTATCCCGCTAAAGGTCAGCTCGGACAACTTCTTTTGCCTGAACTACGCGCTCGCGGCGGAATTGCCATACGAGGATATCTCGAACGCGGACGCGGCAATAGGCTTGAGGGAAAGCGCATCCAATAGGATCGTAGACGGCCTGACGCAGGACTGGGAGCAGAGGCTCGCCACCACGCTTACGACCACGACCAATGTCGGGTCGGCCTTCGATCTGACGGCGGCGGGGCTATACCGCTGGAATGACCACGTGAACGGCGCACCCGTGGAGGATCTTTTCGTCGGAATCGAGTCAATCAGATTGCGTACCGGCTACAAGCCAAACGTATTTCTCTTGAGCGGGCATGCCTGGGCGAGGTTCGCGCGGCACCCCGATGTGATCAAGTACGTCCGGGGCGCCGGGGACAATCTCGGCGGCGGATCGGTCACTGAGGACCAGATAGCGAAAGCTTTTCTGTTCGACAAGGTGTTGATCGGCGGAGGGGTCAAGAACACGGCGGGAGAAGACGCACCGGGAACCTATACGGATGTGTGGACCACTGCGGCGATCCTGGCATATGTCAATCCGCAGCCCGCCCTGATGGAACCGTCCTTCGGCTACACCTACTACTGGCAGCCAGAGGGATTCCCAGGAAGATTCGGCGTGGAGCGGCGCAGGGACGACGATAAGCATATTGAGATCGTCGAGACGCACACATTCCAGGACGAGAAGATTACGGCATCGGCGCTCGGATTCCTGATCGTCGGGACATAGGAAGGAGGGCACAATGGCAGGACTAGTATTCGGCAAGGCAATAGAGACCCGGCACGGGAATTTTGCGGCAGGAGATCCGCTCCCGATAGAGTGGGGCACGCGAGAGACGCGGAGGCAGCTCATCGAGCAGTTCGGCGAAGACGTGCTGGTGCAAGCGCAGACCGTCTCCAATGAGTCTATGTCGGCGCGGCTCTCCGCCATCGAGCGGTCTTTAGAAGAGATCAAGACGGCTCTCGGAATTAAGATGGGGGCCAAGGCGAAGTCAACGGATAAGGGCAAGGCCACGAGCCGAGCCTAGCAGGGATTAGCGGCGAGAGGGGCGTCGCGTCAAGTCCCGCCCTTAACAGTGGCGGGTGGAGGTAGAACATGAGGCAATATCGCGAGAAGTGGGTCAGCGGGGCATTCGTCCAGCAAACAGGAACGAATGCGCCATCCTCTTTGACAGGGTTTAATGCGTCATCGGCGGTCGCGTTCACCGGCGCCGCGTCTCTGGCGAATTTGACGCCTTCCTCTCTTACCGGGGCCGCAGGCTGGCGCGGGATAACGGTCCTGAATTCGGGCACGGCGGCGGCGAGCATCCAAGCGTCGGCGGCGCAATCAGGGGCCGTAATTCACCTTCAGATCTACAATTATTTGCCGACTACTGTGGAGAGCTTCACCGGGTTCTGGGTGAACTCTGTCGGCAACGGATTCTTCAACGTGCTAGCCGCCAACAGCATAGCGCCGGTCAGATCATGCCCGTTGGCTTGGACAGTTATCAGATAAACAGACCTAGCCGGTGGTCGCCTCCGGCGCGAACATAGCTCCCGTGGCGATGGAGGCGGGAAGAAGAATGGAAAAGAAAAGAATCCCCCGGCGTTGTTATGGACGCGTGCGGGGATCTTTTTTTTCGGGGGTTGAAGGATGCCGAGCATCGAACGCATAAAGTTTATCGTAGGTAGCGCGTATCAACAAGTCGCGGACCTTCAACCACTGCCGACCTACGTAGCGTCGGCTGGCGGGATGCTCGTCTCATCGTTCATGTACGGCACGTTCCTGAACGTCAGCACGGGTGCGGGGCTGCTCCAGAATACGAGCTTCCTCACCCGTGTCGGTGTTCAAGTGAAGGCGCTGAACGCGAACACGGGAATATGCTATATCGGCGTGGACTCCAACATCACGGCCACGGGTAGCAGCCGGGGCTTCGAGTTAGGCGGCGGCGACGGCCTGCTTATCCCCATCGACAATCTCAATAGGCTTTATATCATCGCAAACGTGACGAGCCAGAACATCGCGTGGGTAGCGGCATAATGAACATATCGCTGCTTGACCCTACTGTCTTGAGTTTTCTGCTCGGCCTCGGCTTCATAGTTCCGCTCTTTGTCTACACGACGCGGGGGGCGAGGCCGAACTCCACGAACAACCGGCTCGCGAGATCAAACGTCACGGGCTTTATTGACTCCCTCCTCTTCGATGACGGTGTGAGTATTGGCCTCGGTTCCTCGACCAAGCTCAGCCGCCTCACTATTACCGCCCCTGCCGATGTAACTGACATTGGTGGCACGACAACCGTCAACGCCAGCACAACCGTTACGGGCGTTGGCACGACCTTTCTGAGTTCGCTTGGCGTTGGCGACAGGATTTCCGTTTCTAGTGCGGCTTCTACCTACGCCTTTGTCACGGCGATTGCCTCAGATACGTCGCTCACGGTGGATGAAAATCTTGGAAATGGCACGAGCCAGACCATCAACAAAAAAGCTTCCATCTTTCGGCTGGACGATTCATCTGCTGTATTAAAGCTAGTGGTTGATAATCTGGGGCGCATGGGGATCAATAGGATGCCAAACGCCGCTACCTTAGACATTAAGAATATTGACGACACCCTCTATTATCCACTCCGCCTAACGATGGCAAACGGGAACGTGCTTGCCTACTTTATAGTTAGTAGTGCAACCCTACGAATCAATGACGTTGCTGGACTTTTAAAAACGAACATCAGTTCTAGTGGTGCGACCTATTTTGCCGGGGGCAATGTTGGTATCGGAACAATTAACAACATTAATAACGCGCTCACTCTGGTTGGAGAGATCGGCTTTGCGAGTGCAGATGGGATAGCATCAGATACCATTCTTAGCCGCGAAGCCGCCGCCATTTTCCAGCAAGGCTTAGACTCCGCTACTCCCATCGCTCAAATATTCAAAGGCCCAGACGGCAGCGGCACGGACATTGTTGG